CGTTAAATGACATAACGCATTACCGAATCAATATGTTTAGTAGTCATGATGGTACTTGGCCTTACATTATTAGTGCCGATGGCTTGCGATTAACCTGTCTAAATGGACAGACATTTGCTGACCCACTATCTAAGATAAGACTTAAGCATACCTCGAGGGTAAGCATAGATGACACAGCTAGGCATGTGCTTAACAACTACGAGACCTTCAAAGATAAAGACCATATGTGGAGTGAGTATGCCAAGACAAGAATCGATACAGATTCAGTAGAATTTTTCTTTAAGAATAATATAGTTAAGAAGAAAACATATTCATCAGTCAGGCATAACAACGAGCGTCAGTTAGAAAACCTAATGAGTTTATATCACGACCATTCTAGCTGGATGGGTCACAACAAATGGTCTTTGTATAATTGTCTTACATCATGGGCTACTCATACTGATTTCACTGATAACTCAGGCAAGCGTCTGTCTAAGAGTCCACACAATACATCAGTAGAAAGAGAAGCTCTGATTGCTAAAGCAATGGACACTACGAACTGGCATGTACTAGGCCAACTTTATCAGGAGGTTCAATATTAATATGAGCATGTTAGTTAGAGAATTGATAGCACAAATACAACACGCATCTGATTCAAATGATATTGTATGTATTTATAACCAAGAAACAGGTGAACGTATCGATATAGAACTAATAGATGATACAATTTATGGAGAAATACAGCTAAATATAAAAGGTTAAAAAGTTATGAGCATGATTAAATGTAATGAGTGTGATGGCACTGGTATAGTAGACAACTACTATACTACCCCATCATATAACCCAACGTCCTCTGACTATGGAGTAGCAGGGATGTCAACCAATAGCAGAGAAAAACTCTGCCTTAAATGTAATGGAGATGGACATGAATAGTACTATGAATGAGCTAGATGCAATGGCAGAAGGTATAAAAAACTTAAGCATACGCACTAAGAATGATGAAGAATCAAGCAAAGCTAAGCAATCACAGCAATTCTTACAAGAAGCACACGGTATTGTGTATGGTGACAGACACGAAGAGTATGGTGATGCAGCTGTAAACTTTACTAACATTGCTAGATTATGGACGGCATATGTTCTTATGGATAAAGATTGTATGAAAGAGGTAGAAGAAACTTTCAAATTTACCCAAGAAGACGTAGCCTTTATGATGATGTTATTAAAAATAACTAGATTTAATAACAAAGAAGAAACAGGTGAAGATTCTCTTCGTGATATTGTAGGATACACTACAATTCTACATAGATTTAAATTTCTTGATGAGTAGTATTGACCAATCAACTGCGTGTGTGCTACAACAGAATCATGATTAGTTATTGGGAACAGATAATGGAGAAGCATAGGTGGGTTGACCTGCCTATGCACAAGGTGTTTAAGCGTGCTGGTCTGCCAACATCTACATACTATAGAGCTGTGCGTAAGCAAGACATAAGACTAGCAACAGCTAAGCAAGTAGGTAGAACCCTAGATAGATTAGCTAAGAACTGGGCTACTGGATTATCTGAACCCAAGAAGATTAACTCTCAATGTAAAATTAAAAATGAACAATGAATACAAAGCAATGGTTGAACAGCTTGTAATATACAGGCATGAAAAGAAACTTAGCCAAGAAGATTTAGCCGACATCATTGGCATAGGTAATTCTTTGGTACACAAATGGGAGCAACACAAGCGTATACCAAGTGGGTTCATGCTGTCGTGTTGGGTTGATGCACTTGGTTGCAAAATCGAAGTCACTAAAAGGTAAGATGGAATCAGGCACAGGTACGTGCGATGCTTGCTATACTAAAACAGAATGGTTTGTTGCTATACTACACAGCTATAAGCCAACGAAACATTACATCATCTGTCTAGATTGCTACGAAAGGGAGACATGGCAAACAAGAATAAGTCAAAGGGAACTTACCACGAAAAATGGTTCTGCAAATGGCTCGAAAAAATCGGCATCAAAAACTACCGCGTCCCCCTCTCAGGTGCGCTCGGAGGTGAGTGGTCAGGTGACATACACCTCGCAATGGTGGGACGAAAACTAGTAGGTGAAGTAAAATACAGGGATAAGTCTAACTTCCCTAGCCCCTTCACAGTACTCGAAGGCAAAGACATTGCTTTCTATAAACGTAGGACAGGCAAACCTCAGACGCTTGTGATTATGGACGGTGAATTGTTTGAGGAAATAGTAGGAGAATACCATGACAATAGAATCACAGAGGGTGAGAGTTAAGAACTACCTAGAAGCAGGGAATAAACTTACACCCATTGAAGCACTAGATAAATTTGGTTGCTTTAGATTAGCAGCTGTAATTCATGTGCTTAAAAAAGATGGCATGAATATACTCAGTCACATACACACACATGGTGGTAAGAAGTATGCAGTGTATGAGCATGTGCCAGAGGGTGATGTTAAGAAACGTGAATCCAACTGGATGATGCCTGAGTGGGGATAAAAAAACCCCTGCCTTAGTTGATACCTAAAAGCAGGGGCTATAGTTCAGTGGCAGGAGAGCCAAAAACAAATACTTATAGGACGTTATGAGACACCTATGTACGCTACAACACTAACATTAAACATTTGCAAAGCGCAAGTTAATAATGCCAATGCAAAATATGTATACATTATTCTTGCTTCATATGTAGATGAAGGTGGTGTATGCTATCCTTCCATCCAAGGATTAGCAAAGAGAACAGGGCTATCAGGACGTACTGTTATTAGAGCTATTAACTACCTAGAAGAAAATAAATTCTTAACAAGAGAGCGTGGATGTAAGGGTAACACCACTCTCTATGACTTAACTTGCCCACTGGAGAACACCAATGACAGATGAGAGTAGTGACACACAGTCACACAAAGAGAATAAGATTATTAATTATACTAACAATAAAGAACTAAACTCTTTGGGTGACACACAGTCACCTGATGAATTAGACTTTACTAGATTCTGGCAAGTCTATCCCAAGCATGTGCAAAAAAAGACAGCACGTTATGCTTTCTTCAAAGCATGTAAGACAGCAGACAAGTACGATATAATTTCTGGTGCGCTTGCTTTCGCTGATGCTATGAAATCCAACAACACCCTCAAGAAATACATACCTCATGCATCTACATGGCTAAACGGTGAGCGTTGGGAAGATGACTTCGATGACCTCAAAGAAGAAACTAATACACAAGTGCTAGATAATATTCTTAGCTTCCCTCTAAACCAGCTCACAGCACAGGACAAATGACATGACCTTTGACGAACGTACAAAAACTATCGGACAGTGGGTACAGAAGCTTCTCCGTAGGTATGAGGCCCCATCTAAGATGGATAATGATTCCCTTCGTGAGGAACTCATGCTGATTGTCAAAGATGTGAACGCAAATATTGCAGGCCATGTCACACCAACACAACTATCCTCACTCTTAGAAAGAATAGAAGGTAAGATAAGAGCGAGTCATGGTGCGCGCACTTGGCCTACCATTAAGACCTTCATCGATGCCGCTAAGAAATCAGCAGTTGATACACCACCTAATCCTACAGGTGAGTTCTCATTAGACCCACTAAAAATTACAGAGAAGCGTATCAAAAATGGTGAGCCAATATCAGATAGCTATCTAAGAGAGGGTGTCTTAAAAGATAAGCTCCTCTCTTATACTAGCATTACTAACGACGACCTTGAAAAATACAGGGTTGATACTATCCACGAATAATGTATAATAAAAACAGGAGAGTACAATGATAAGACATGGATTTATTGGCGGTTCAGACTGCGCCAAGATAATGAGTAATGATTGGCATGACCTTTGGTTAACCAAGACTCAAAGAAAACAACCAGATGATTTAAGTCATTTGATTCAAGTGCAGCTAGGTGTATTTACAGAACCATTTAATCTAAATTGGTTAGAACTAAACACCGACTGGAGTCCACACGAAACTCAAGTACCATACACAGCAGACTGGTCTGGTGTTCCAATCAAAGGTACGCTCGATGCACTAGCTGTTAACTCACAGAGTCATGAGGCTATAGTAGAGTGCAAGCACACCAATACGTTTACCAATATAGATAAACAGGTAGAAAGATACATGGCACAGATGCAGTGTTACATGTCAATCAGTGGTATCAATGAGTGTGTGTTGTCTTGTATCTTCGGTAACTCAGGGTACAAAGCTACTATAGTTTCAGCAGATACAGACTATGTTAATGTATTAAAAGAAAGAACTGTTCAGTTCTGGCACTATGTAACTAGTGATACACCACCAGAAAATATTGAAGAGGCTGATGTTAACATAGATAAGATACCGCTTGATGGCATGAAGAAACGTAATGCCTCAACCGACAATCATTTTAATTCGTTAGCTAAAGATTTTTTGTTGAACCAAACACACGCAAAAAACTTTGAGCTAGCTAAGAATGAACTAAAATCACTGGTCAAATCAGATGAACGTGAAGTTTACAATGACCAACTAACCATAGAGCGCAACAAACGTGGCGCACTTACAATCAAAAGGAGAACTGAAGATGGCAAATAAAAGTGAGAAGCAAGTAGCTATTGAGGACTATGTCAAAGCACAACAAGCAATGGGTAAAGCTATTAAGAACTCAACCAATCCACATTTCCGTAGTAGCTATGCTGACTTAGGTAATGTGTATGATGCGTGTCTTAAACCATTTAATGACAATAGCTTTACTGTTACACAACCATCAGGTCGTGATGAGTTTGGTGACTATGTCAGTACTAACATTACTCATGTAACTGGTATGGCTTTCCAATCTAAAGTCTATCTAGTTATAGAGAAGCAGACTATGCAAGGACTAGGCTCAGCTATTACTTATGCTCGACGCTATGGTCTATTGCAAATGGCTGGCATTGCACCAGAAGATGACGATGGCAACGAGGCTAGTAAAACACCAGCCAAACACAAACCAATCCCAACTAAATCAGGAGATTTCTAATGAGCGAATACGACAACACAAACAGAGGCGCAGGCTTTCCACCCTATGAAGAAGAGAAGATGGTACTAACAGGTAAGATTAATGTCGATGGACTTGACACTGATGTTATCTATGTAGCTGGTACTACCAAATCAGGACAGCGTGTGCTAAGAATCTATCAGAAGATGGGTATTATGTTCGAGCAAGAGGATACATCTAATGGTAAGCCCAACTACTCAGGCCCACTAGATGATACAGGTACTTTTGTTGAGAATAAAAAGGTTGCAGCTTGGAAAAAAACTACAGATGCTGGACTTAATATGATTAGCTTACAGGTTACAGACCGAACACAGGTTACACCTAAAGATAACACCGACATAGATGATGTGATACCATTCTAATGAGCGGTCGAGGTAGAGTAAAAGAGTCTCGTAATAAAAAAATTGCAGAGACTTATCAGGATGCTTGCCCCTATTGTGGGGGCAGGCATACGATGGAAAGCGTTGGCAAACTATTTAATATAAGTCGGTCAAGAGTATACCAACTGGTAAAAAAATTTAACCAGCAAGTTCGAAGTGAGGGCCGTCAATAAAAGGACGACGACCTTGAGACCTACGCAAATCTACATAGTCATTCATAGCATCTTGCATCGAACCCTTATACTCAGCAATATTGTCGATGTGCCAAGCCGCCCCCCAGCGAAGCGGCACATCGACTAACTTCGCTGCTCTCTTCATACCATCAGCTATATCATCATACAGATTTAATTCCCAAGATGCTCGAGAACCAATGTACGCCATCAAGTCAACAGCCAAACCTTGCAAATGTTTACTTTCCATTGTCTTTGATGCACCTTTTTCAAACAATTCTTTTTGCTCATCAATAGTACGCATCCCACATATTACAGCAAAATCTACCTTAGTTTCAGAAATCGCCATTTTAACTAACGCTATCAACTTAGAGTTAACACCTTCAAGATTAGCTAGACTTCTATTCGATAATTTAAATTCACTCATTTATTTAATCCTTTTGTTTTTTCAAAGCTTCTTAAACCACCAAGCCCAAGCATACCCATCAACACAGGAAGCATAGTACCTGTATCAGCTTGAGGTATATCAATACCAAACCCAGCGCACAAAGGAGACACTAAAAAATTTACAAGGAATCCAAGAACACATACCCAAGCAGTAGCTGGTCGCCAGCTAGATTGAAACCAGTTACCCTTTGCATCTTGTTTGTTTATTTCTAACTGTGCAAGCATTGCTTCTTGAGCATGTGATTCAGCCATCGTGCTAATCTCATGAGCAAGCAAAGCTTTCTGGTCTTTGTCTTCTATGAATTTATCTAAGATGCCAGTGACTGGCCCAACAAGTGTACTTAATAATCCCATATTATCCTCCGAGTAATGGATTGATTAATGCTCTTTGTATTTTCTTATCTAGGTTTTCCTCGAGGCTGTCAATTTTTTCATCTAGTTTAGTTAGCTTAGCATCCATTCTAATTTCAAACGATGAGATAATATCTCTAATAGTTTTAACATTACCGCGCAACAATAGGTCTGTGTCTCTGATGCTTGACCTATTTCTAATCTCTTGTTCATCAGTAGATTTAATTACTTTGTTTAAGTCTTTAGTAACTTGCTCAATACTTGTTGTTAGTTTGTTCGATTGCTTTTCTATATCCTTATCTAATCGTGCAGACATATCAGAAAGGTCAACCTTCTGCTCTATTTTTAAGTCGTGTATTTGTGTTTGTAACTCAGCAACTGTACTCTTAATAGAATTAACTTGTTCTCTAACTAGCTCGTTCATTAACGTATCTGCCTCTTTCAACGCAACAAACTCAGCTTCAATTACACCTAGCTCACCAGATACCATAGTTATATGGTTATCTATGTGGGATAAGTCAGGACTTACATACTCAGAGATAGCAGATTGCATGTCAGTAAATTGTTTGTATGCCTCGAACACACCATATGCACCACCACCTAGAGTACTCAAACTTACAATCAAAGCAACCATCTTGCCGCCTGTAAACTTTACCCCTGCAAATTCTACCTCTGCCATACCTAACTCTTTTTATTGTTAGCCGCAAAAGAACGCGCAGCTGCAACGCTGCCAAATCCCCAGGCTTTTAATGCTAATGCTTTACGAGTTGGTCTACCCTTTTCATCCTTCATTGGCCCCTTCATTCCAGCAAACCTAGCTGCAAAACTTACACGCCTTGGATTCTTACCAGATTTAACAGGTG